TTATTTTTAGAATGGTAAAGTATTTCTTTTTTCTTTCGGACAGAGTTCTTCATTTTTATTGAACTCACAGTATTTACAATTTGAATAATCACGGCCTGATTCTGGAGTTTGTATAACATCCAAACGATATTCACCTTCTTCTGTAAAGTTTGTTGTGATAAACTCTGCAATTTCTTTTTTGATGTTGTTCTGTGAAACTTTGCCGTTGGATGGTTCAAATCTTTGAACTCTTTGTTTCATCGCCTCATACTCAGCATTTTCCATTATCTTACGCCGAAGAATTAAATACTCAATATGTATTTGATCTGGACTAACATCATATTGTTTTGCATAATATGTTTTGTAAAGTAACAACTGTGATGTTTTTACCTTATCTGTCTTTGCATATTTGTTCCAGCCGTTTGTGCTCGTTTTGAAATCATATATGTATATGTCTCCTGTTTTGGTATTTTTAATTACCAAATCAAGAAACCCAACCAACTTTACTGTTGGATGAGTTTCAAGTGGAACTATGTTTATCGGAACTTCTATACCAACTAATTCATAGTCTTTCTTTTGGAAAAAATCTGCACGATGTGCCTTAAACCATTGTAGGATTTGAACACCATCAGAATAGTATTCTTTCAATTCTTTATCACTGGAAAAATGTATTTCGTTATTCTCGGTGAGTAATTTTTTATACTCACTACGAATACCATTATGTAACATTTCATCAAGGTCAAGTTTATTTGCCTCAACGATTGATTTATCATAAATGTTTTTTACATATTCTTGCAATACCTCATGCATCACTGTTCCGAAAAGAGCAGCAGTTGATGGGGTATATGTATAATGTTTATCTATGTAATTGAGTTTCCATCTATGAGGACATACTTTCCACATTTGATATTGTGAGAAAGATACTTTTCTGTTGGCCATTACTTACCCCACTTGCCAGACTGAACAAGTTGTGCAATAATACCATATACTGAAATATCTTTGAATGTATCATCAAGACTTTCACCAACTGCATCTTTTGATCCAAACATAATCATTTGTTTGTAACGGTTTATTTTATCGTTCAATCTAAAAAATAAACCTTGTAGGGAAAGTTTGCGGTCTTCTTCTCGTTCAAGAGAACTACCCATTGATATGTTGTCTGGACCATAGTTACTCTGTTTTGCACAAAACAATTCATATTGTGCCTGTTGAATACGCTTAAACTCAGCAGTCATAACAGGAAATTTCTTTTCCATTTCGGTAACAACTTCTGATTGTTTTAGACTCAAATCTCTTTCGGTGATTGCCATTTTAGTATTCCTCATTTTACAGTCTTTAATTGTTTTTCAAATTTTTTAATATCTGTTTCAGGTGTCCCATACTGTTTTAGTATATCAATCAGTTCATCTGGATTTTCTTTCGCCAGATATTTGATATACCCATAAACTTCGTTCCTTCCCAATTCATAATGGTTACAAAATACCGATACCATTTCTGGTTCAATATCTATTTTGTTTTTACCTTTTATGTATTTGAGAAAGAACGATTTTTTTGGGAGGACATCATGCAAAAGTTTATAGTAATCCTTTGAAGATAGTATTCCATTTGAATATGTTTGAAACTCATTTATGGCTTCAACAAATTCAGGTTCCATTGAAAAGAAACGAGCAATCATATAGTTGCTCCACGATTTAGTATCTTCTTCTGAAAGGTCTTCCCATTTCGTTTTACGAATAGTGACACCTTTAATATGATCAAATAAACTTTTTGCAGCCATGATAATCCTTAATCATTAAGTTGTTGTCTTTTGCTTGGTAAAAATTCATCGTTGATGTTACCACATTCCAAACACGCATAAGTTGGAATTGGTAAAATGCCTTCTTGTCCAGTTGGTGAAAGAAGTGCAGAAATCTTTTTGAAGAATGTTACTTCGTGGAAAAATTTATTTCCACAGTTTGAACATTCAATATCAGTTGCCTGATTTAAGTCTACATTTACCTGTTGTTGCTGTTGTGGTATTTCTCCACCACCGTTAATGTCATACACACTCATTGTTACCTCCGTTGGTCAATTTCCATAATAATTTGAATAAACATAGCCATGGCATTTATTTCATGGTCTACAACAAAACTGTCTTTATATTGTGCTTCTGCAATAATCAAAATGATAGTTGAGACAAAACCATTGGCGAATGTATCAACATTATCATATAGATAACGAAACATCTGATTAAAGTCTCTGACGTGATTATCGGCAAGTAACTGACGAATACCATCGAACTTTTCTTTTTTACTTTTACTTGATTTCAAAACATCAAGAATTGAAGAAAGGTAATTATGTTCTACCAAAGTTGTTTCATCCAATTTAAGAACACCGCCGATAACGCATCGTTGAGTTGTGTTAATTACACGGCGAATATCTGGATAACTTTGATTGATAATTGTTACGAGATTATCTTTCTCATACTTTACACTTTCACTATCAAGAATTTTTACAAGATGTGATGCAACTTCTTTCTTAGATGGTGGAACTATATTGAATATCTGACAACGAGATTGGATAGGATCGATAATCTTATCTACATAATTACAAGTCAAAATGAAACGAGTTGTCTTACTGAATGTTTCGATAACATTACGAAGTGCCGCCTGAGCATTCGGTGTCATGTAATCACATTCATCGAGGATAATCAATTTCAATCCACCGAAACCAATCGAAGAAGCAAACTGTTTAATTTTATCACGAACAGTATCTACGGAGTTTTCATCAGATGCGTTGATATAAATGTAGTTATCTTTTGCAATAGTATTTGCAACAATCTTAGCAAGTGTGGTTTTACCACTACCAGCATCGCCATACAGTAGTAAGTGAGGAACATCGTTTGTGTCAATATATTGTTGAAAGGTTGCCTTTACAGTATCGTTGCCAACATAAGTATCAAGTGTCTGTGGGCGATACTTTTCATTCCAAATTGTGTGTGAGGGGTTAAACATAACATACCTTAATGTTTGATAAATTCATATACTAATATACAAAATTTCTAGATAAGATCCAAATTATTTTTGAAAAACAAAGATTGGCTCTCTTTTATATCCTGCACCCATGACGGCAGATAGTATCAGTTGTAGGGTATCTGTATGAGTAAAGCCAACTAAGTTGGCATACTTTATAGTCATTTCTTCGAGGTCTTTATACTTTGGTGTGTTGGCTATGTTGATTAACATATAGCCACCTTTTTTCAATCCATGATAACAATTCCGAAATGTTCCTTGTAAGAAACCAGAACCCCAATCTTCTCTTGTTGGAAACTTGTTGTATGACTGTGTTTCTTCGTCTGCATATTTCTCTGTATCAAAATATGGTGGTGAAGTAAAACATAAGTCTAATGTTTCTGCGTCTGGAAGATAGTCCTCTGAACCCATCATGTTTAATTGAATGTCCTTACCAAGATAAGCAAAGTCATCACGGAGTTTACAAAGTCCTTCAAATGTTTTTGTAGATGGTTCTGTTCCGATATAAGTTTTGATGTATGGTGAAGCAAGAGCACCAACTAATCTTCCACCCCAACCACAAGACATATCCCACATCACACCATCACCACCAAAGTTTTTATAGATAACACCAGCAGCAGTTGGTCTAAAATTGGAAACACCTTGAACACCAGAATATATTTTTAATGATTGACGCAAACGGTTTTCTTGAAAAGAACCACCCCAATGCTTTGACAACCATTTCAAACATTTACGAATAGTCATTTTGAATGTTTGGTCATTCAAAAAATTATCCATAGGTGACATTTTAGAATTGCCACACTTTACTTCCATTGCATGTGGAAAGTATGACCACGCCAATCGAAGTCCGTTCATGGTTTGAATTATATCACCGTCTTTGAAAATAGAATCATAATCAAACTGTTGAAGTTTTCTCATGTGTTCATGTTTTTCTTGTTCGGTGATTTTCATATACGGATAACCATGTTTGCGGTAATACTGAAAGATACAATCAATCGTATCATCCAATTCTCTTTTACCTGCAAAGTATTCACCCGTTTCTTTCCACAGACGAACTTCTAGCGGATCAACATCGAAGAATTTACCTAAACTTTCACTATCTACTTTCATATTATGGTTTTCTGAAAACAAATATCGGTTCGTGTTTGAACCACTCACCGTTGAATAAAACTTTATTTGTTAGCCGTTCTGGATCAGAATTACCAATCATCTTTGTCATCAACATACCAATCTTTCCTTTATATTCCATTCCAAGTGATTTCAATATCTCAATAGAATCTTCTTCAAGATGAATAGTTTTATTTGCAGATACTTTGATATTTGCAATGTTCCAACAAAGGTATCTATCATTTTTCAAGTATCTAAACGCAGTTTCAAGTGTTGGGCGAAGAAAGTTATCTCTCCAATCTGCATATTCTCCATGTGATTTGTAAGATTGTGTTTCATCATCAGAATACATTTCACGATTGAAATATGGTGGTGATGTGAAAACAAAATCCAACTTACCTTCATACTTTTGGAATTTAGGATTGTGTTGTATCAACTCAGAACCGTCTTGGAATACTTCGTATGTATGATTCTCTTTTACATCAAAAAATCTTGACGATAGAGAACTACCCTTCTCACCAATGGATTTCAAATAAAAATCTGCAAGATAATCATAACGAGTAATTCCCAAATCAGGAATAGAATTATCTGTATTTGGATCCGTTCCAACATAATGTATTGCACGACTGACAGACATTGCACCGAGTATTCTACCACCCCAACCTGCACTTGGATCATATACAGTAACAGTTTCACTTGCCGGAATATGTTTTGTAAAATGCTCATATAAAAACTTTGCAGTCATTGGTGGAAAGTTTACTGCCGGTTGTGAGAATGAAATACGGAATATCTGAAATGCCTGTGGAAATAATTTTACATTCTTATCAAACACACGAACAAGAAATACATTCACTCTCGGTTCTTCACCATCTTTTTTAATCATAAATGTATCAGTCAGTTCATCAATATCACCAAGATAGAAAGTCATACTTTCATCAAGTATTCCATCCTTAACAAACTCACGAATTTCATCTGCTTTAATTGTAAGATACTTTGTATATTTCTTATTGTATGTTTCAAGTGTGCAAGATATTTTTGAAATACGCAAACCTTGTGCATCAAACCTACCATCACCATTCTTGAATGCTAAAAAGAAATCTCGAAGTGTTTCTCCCTCGCGGAAGTATGGGTTTTTAATTTGATTTGATGAAATTGATTTGCTATACAAATACATTGAATCATTGTATAAAGTTCTTTTCATAACGTGTTGAAAAGTTTCTTTCATTTCATCTGTAAAGAAATCATAAATTGATCTAGAAGTATCTTCTGATGTTCCACTGGCAATTTTTGTTTTCAACATAGTTGGAAAGAATTGATTAGCAGCAGAACCGTTTTTAGAAAAGTTGGCAATGACGCCGATGATGTCAGCGTCATTACCTTTTTCTGGACTATGAAAAATCTTTGATGTATTGAATTGACGAAGTTTTGAAAATGATTGCACGATTTCTTCTTCACTCCTGCCAACGAGTGGCGGCTTTCCGTTTTCATCCCAATCTTTCAAAAACCTTTGACGCAATTCTTCAACCCATTCAGTAAACTTATCCATATCATATGATACAAGTTCACCGTATGTTATGTTTGATGACCAAGATAGGACATCACTTTTTTCATAGAAATACTTTTTCATTAGTTGTTATCCAATTTTACCAAATAATACTTTGCTTCAAAGTCATCAATATCAAATTCAACTTTCGCCAAACCTTGTGAAGAAACTTTAAGTGTTCCGCCATTAAGGTCTTTGTTAGCGGCAAGAATACCATTGAAGTATTTTGCAGAGAAACTAATAGGATCGATATCCCCACTTGCATTGCAGTCAATATCAATAGAGATACGATTTGAATTTGTATTTGAATAACCAAGAACAATTTGATACTTGTTCAATTTTTCATTCTTCAATACAGTGAACTTCTCAATATCAGACAAAGCAGATTTGGCTTTGATGAACTTATCAATAAATTCTTTTGTAATTGTAATATCCAATTCAAATGCTGGCAATTCTTTGAGGTCTGGTGCAGGTGGAATAACTGCAAGGTCAGCCAACATATAGTTTACAGTAGTTGATTTGTCATCAATAGTCAATGAGAATGCCTTATCACCGGCACCATTGACTTGAAAGTTTACTGTGTTACCAAGAACACCCAAAAGACTTACAAGTAAGTCTGTATTGTAAACACCAAACTTCCAATCGTCACCTTGAAAACTTTTTAACTTAACTTCACCAACAACACATTTATCATCGGAAATAAAACGAGTAGATAGACCACCGTTTACATTCCAAGCAACAGATTGAATCAACTTACCCAAGTGATACTTGCTGATAAAGTTGAGCAATTTTGATTTTTCCATAACAAAAATCCTTAATGATTAGTAAATAATGTATACAAATATACGAAAAAGTTTTGAATTATCAAAACGAAAAAAACTTTTGTGCAACTTTTTTATTCTCGGTTGGGAAGTCCCATTTCATTGCCTCATAAAAGTTTCTTAACTTGCCATCCAATTCAGATACAAATAATTCGTTGGCATCAAAATGTTCTTTGATAAACTCAATGATTTGTTCTGGATCCGAATCACCACGAAACGCCAACTCTTCTAATCCGTATTTGTTGTTTTTCAAATAAGCAATCTTAACTTTGTCACCATTTTTGATTGGCGGAAACTTTGGAGGACAACCAAACACTTTTAACAGATTATTGTAGTTCATGGCCGCCTTGATATGTGATGGCGTTCCTTTACCAAACTTACCAAGAACATCATCACTTACCATACTTGCATATTTCTTAATGTCTTTTATCGAAGATGTTTTGGCAACCTCTGAATATAAAACTGTATTCAAGTTTCGTTTGAAAGTCAATATGTTTTCATCTATTTCTTCCTTGTCCTTGTCTTTCAGAATATCAACCATAACATCTTTCATAAGTTTCTGAAATGATTTGGGGAATGATGAACGAACAATATCCAAACCTTTCACTTCCAATTTATCCATCGGAACACCATTGTCAGATATAATCCAAAGAGCATATCTCTTTTTCTTTTGCCAGAAGCCAGTCCTACCAATCATTTCTTGTTTGATTTCCAATCTATGTTTTTCCGTATTGAATATCTTTTTAGCAAATACATCATAGAATTGATTGACATAATTTTGAACTTCCGTTGCAATCTCATAAATTTTTGGTGTCATCAATTCAATATCATCTGTATCAATATCTGGAAATCTATTCTTAACGAGTGGCAAACATGAAACAAACACGGAATCGGTATCAACATATTGAACATAATCCATATCATCCGTCTTCAATTCCTTGTTGTATTTCATATTGATTGCAGCTTCTGTTTTCTTAATAACAGTTTGACCGGAAAGAGTAACCGCCTCCGCATTATCAATATCATAAAAACGAAATGCAGGTAGACCTAAAATTCCATACATAGAATTAAGAAGAATTTTTTGAACCAACTGTCTTTTCTTATAGAACTCATATTTTGCAGTGTCACCAGCTTTACCCCATTTCTTCATTTCATCTTTGTATTCAACTCGTTTATCAAACCAATCAGAGAGAATTGCAGGAATTAGTCCTGTTCTGTCTGAACTATACATAACACCATTTGATGCAACCGTGTATTTGTATTTATCCAAAAATGCCTTTAACTTTTCTTTAGATACCGTTTCACCACCAACAATATATTCATCTACACTACCACGAAGAAATTGTTCTGCATCCCAATTATCAATCTTTGCAATCTTAGTTTCTGGTGAAATGTTTAGTGTCATAATGATTGATGGATAAAGTGATGTTAAATCTAAGTCATACATCCACTCATATCTACCAGGCACAGGATCCTTAACGAATGCCCCAATAAATCCTTTCTCTCCACTATCTTTTAATTCTTGCATCTTCTCTTGTCTATCTGCTGGTTTGTTTGGTGCAACAACCCCACCAATGTGTTTCAGATATGTGAGCATCGCACCTTCAAGATACTTTGATGAATAAACAAAATCTTCGTAAGGAACATGACCGACATGAGCAATACCTCTAACCAAATCAATGTACTGTAATTTCTTATCCAATTCAATTACCAATTCAACGTCAGTAATGTTGTAATCAATAAATGTATCAATATCATTTTCCATCAAGTCATCGAGATTACCTTCATACTCAACCTTACCACGACCAAGTTCAGTATTACAAACATAGTTTAGGGCATACGATGGTAATTCTTTGTAGGAAAACTTTTTGTAAACAGTCATATAATCGAGCACCGATGTTCCACCGATTGTGTAACGATTTCTATATGGTGAATAAAACATTTCACCAATAACAGAAAGATTTTGTGCTTGTTTTTTTCCAAGAACTCTTTTGATACGATTATACAAATATGGAATATCGAACGCATCACAATTCCAACCGGTCATAACATGAGGTTGGATTTCTTGAATTGCATCTATGAATTTCAATAACAAAGTTTTTTCATCGTAGCATGGAATCACTGTTTTGTTATCCGTGGTTTTCGATTCCAACTTTCTTTTCTTATCCAATACGAGAATTGTATAATGGTCTGATGCAGAGTCGTGATATGCAATAGATGTGACTTCATTGTTACCTTGTGTTGGATCTGGAAGACCCGTAATCATTTCAACCTCAATATCGAATGTCATTGTGACTATACCCTTTGACGGCATATCTGAATCACCATACATATCAACGAGAATACGAGTAGTCTCTGCAATATCAGATTCAAATAAATCTGGATCATTCTTAATGAAATTTGTAATCTTTGAAAGTTTATCACCATACAACGAAACATATTTACCATTAGGATCTTTCTTGTAAGCATACGGAGTATATTCAAAGTGCATTAAACCTTTGACATCATCCCAAACCCATGCTTCTTTTGTATTTGTTTTTACGAAAATGTTTTGATACATATTAAACTCTTCTAAACATCCATATTGGTTCACAAAACTTTTTATCTTTATTCTTCTCTGCAAATTCTACACTGTCATCAAGGAAGTGTCCGTCTCTTGTTGCAGTTCCGGCACCGGCAGAGTTTGGTCTCTTTGACATTTCCATTCCGATACAACCGATATATTCCATTCCATTCTCTACAAGGAAATCACTCATTGGATTTGTTATCTCTAACCATTGACGACCGGTAGACCATGCAGAGTTTGTGTAAACATCTGCAATGTTTATCGCCATAATTCCACCAACTCTTAATGATGGAATGATGTTACCTAATGTTTTATGTAGAAAGTTTTTATTCCATTCATCAATACCTTTATATCGAACCCAACTCTGTGTGTTTGATTGTGAATACTTCTCAACATTAAAATATGGCGGTGATGTAAACACCAAGTCAAAGTGTTCCGGATATTGTGTGAAATCAAAATCTTCTGCCGGTGATGTATAGAAATTTGTTTTCTTTTTACTTTCAAAGAAACCCAAATTCTTTTCATAGAACTCTTTTTGTTCTTCATATATCGGATGATTCTCTACTCTTGGATCCAATCCAACATAATGTTCGGTGCAAGATGCTGCATAAAAACCAGCAAGTCTGTCACCCCAACCCATAGAAAAGTCCAATACATTCTTTGCACCTAACATTTCGTATAGAACTTTAGCAACATTTGGTTTGAATTGTGAACAGATATATTTACGAAGTCCTAACATCGTTCTTAATTCTGATTTACCAAGTGTTTCCATCTTGAGCGAATACATAGAACCCATTAGTGATTTCATAAACTTATGGTTAGACCATGTTCTAGCAGGACCTGGCGAAACTGACGCATCAACTTCCCAACGATTCTTTTGTTGGAAATAATTTGATGCATCATTGCCAGTATTCAAACGACTGAAATATAACTGTTTTCCCTGATATGTCAAAGCATATTTTGGTTCCGATGCCTTTCTTGGAAACCACTCGCCTTCTTTTAACAGTTCGTTCCAACGAATACCTTTGAGTTTTAGAAACTCTCGTTGTGCATCGTCAATAGTAATTTCAGCATACGGTAAAGGATATGTCATTGCTATTTCAGCAAGACGATCCTTTACGTATTCTTTATCGAAGTTTTCTTTTATGTATGTTATTTGTTCAGCAGTTATTGTAAGATACGGTTCCATACCGTAAAATTGTTGGAAGTAATCTTGATCCACGAAACACCATTTTAATCTGTTGTATAAAAATTCCCCACACGGTCTCTAAGATTGTATACTATTTGATATTTCTTAATAAATTCATCTTGTGTATATGGAGTTGGTTCCTGATTTTCAAGAACAATATATCCATTAGGAAAACATTGTTTACTAGATGAAAATGTTATTACATATTTGTTATCAAAATTCTCATTTCTTCCGATAATACAATCCCATTTATCAAGCGCTTCGTTTGCAGATTTTTCACTACCGTCAAAGTGAAAGGCACTTAATTTGTTTCTAACGGGTTCAACCATAATAAAATCCATAACAATCATTTCCTCATAAGTTTTTTCTTAAAATCTTTTAACCAATCTGAATCATTTTCGTTTTCACGTATATCCCAATAAGTTTTTCCATCCTTAGCCATTGTCCAATTATCAGATATTTCATCTTCTATTGGCATTAGAATTTCTTGTAATGAATCCAAATCACCATGAGTTGCTGCAATATGATCCTTTATCTGTTTCCTACTCTTTCTGTGAGTGTGAACTTTATCATATTTTTCCGAAGAACCTGTGTTGCCTACTATTGGATTTTTTCTGTATGACCGGCTCATAACAAAACCTTTAAGTTAAAAATTAAATATCAATATCTCTCCAATCACCAGTTGCAATCGTCTTTGTTGCCCATTTTCCCATTATGTTTGCATGTTGAAAGTAATTGTCTTCTATTACGGTTTCGAGTAATGTATTTTCAAACATAAAAGGTCTACCTGCAACTTTTGTCATAAATTCACCACCCTGTCCCATATTCCTATCGTTATATCTTTTCTCCTTACCGTATCCAGGAAAGGATTCTGGACAATTATTAGTTCCAATCAGTATAGAACCTTTGCCACCTTTTGGTATGAATAAAATAGAATCTTGATCATACATTCCACCAAGAGCAACTAAATCATCCCGAAGACGACCTGTATCTTTTGCATCAACAACAAAATAAACATTTTCTCTAACTTCCCTTGCGTTTGGAGTTCCAAAATTTTCAATATATGCACCATGAACTGCTGTTGCAAGATACCCTTTCATTTGTAAATTGGCATACAGTTGTCTGTTTCTTTTTTGATTATCCACCTTTGTGTATGGTGTATCTTCTGGACCAGCACAGCCGGTCATAGATCTAAATGCGGTTATAGTTCCACAGTCATGTTCTTCCATGTGCTTTGTCAAACGAGAAAGTCCGCTCTCATTTAATTGTTTATCTGGTAATAGATGTTTTAACTTTGCCATAATTTCTCTCGGTTATGAAAATCATTTTACTATAAATATACAAATCATTTTTTATCAGTTGAACCAAATCCACCTTGACCTCTATTACTATCAGACAGTTCTTGAACTTCTTCAAAATGAATCGTTGGATATGGAAGAATTATCAGCTGAGCAACTTTGTCACCAACAACTGGAATATGATTCTCAACATAAGTTTCATGTGTTGGTTTTTCAAATCTAACGAGTATTTCACCACGATAATTTGAATCAATAACTCCAACTGAATTTTTTAGAGAAACACCCGATGGTGCCTTTGTAATTGAACTTCTTGGGAAAAGAAGACCAACATGACCAGTTGGAATTTCTACGGCGATACCTGTTCCATATTCCATAAATGTATCAGTAAATCTAAATGATGTTGCAGTTAAATCCAAACCGGCATCACCATCTTGTGCATATCGTGGTGTTACTGCCTCAGGTACTAATTTACGAAATTTTACTGTCAAATCCAAATCATTTTTGTAATTTAATTTGTAATTGGGAAACCATTTGCCAACTAAACTCATTTTATCCTCCTACATTCCAAAATAAAGCATCATCTGATGCGTGTTCTTTAATAAATGACCAAACTTTTGAATCGTAATAGTCCGAAGATGGAAACGGTGGTTTCTCTGAGGGTTTACATTTTTGTGTGAATTTATACTTTGATACGAAAATATCTGCCCTACCCCGTTCTCTATCAGTAGTATTGTGACCAACACGAACACCATATACTTTTGCATCCGGCCATGCCTTCTGTAATCCCCTTGACAGAACACCTGAACTTATACATGACCAAACTTCTTTTGGTTGTATTGGAAGTGAACTGGCAATTCTAGCAACTTCATCAATAACAACAGGATGGTCAAGACCAAATGGTAATAATTGTGTACCCGGTGTTTCTACTGCATACTTTTTTGCAACGTGCTGAATGTGTGTAAGAAATCCCATTGGAACTTCTATAATGTTTGCACCAATAGAAATTGCTTCGACTGTTAATGGTAGATGTTTTCCTTTCGGAATGATAACGGTTGCTTTCAATCTCAAGTCTCTACACGCATAAGCGAGTGCAACTTGAGCATAGCCAACTCTTGGTGATGCATAAACCCACTCTTTCACATGAGATTGTGATTGAAGATAACGATATAAAAATCTTCTCTTTGTTCCACCTGGAATTAAGTCATCACGCACTACCCAAATGTTATCATGTTTTTCAACTACAACATCGGGCAAAGTTATCGTGACATCTTTCGTATTATATTGAAAGAAGTCTGACATAAATCACCTTACAGACTATCGATAAGACTTTGATAGTAAGATTTTGGTTGAACTCCAATAACAGTCTGAACTACTAAACCGTTTTTTTCAAATACTATTGTTGGAACCGCACGAACACCATATTCTTGTGCTATGCCAATGTTATCATCAATATCAATTATTTGATAGCCAACTGTTGGATTTTGGGAACTCAACTCTCTCATAATAGGAGACAGTTGCTTACATGGTTGGCACCATGTTGCAGTGAAATGTTTAATTCTAATCATAACTTATATTAATTGTTCGTTGAAAAACTTGATTCAAATATACACATTTTTTTAATAATAGACAAGCAAAAAATTACTTACCTAGTTTTATTTTTATGAAAATATCATCATCATAAGATTTTTTAACAGGACTACTCAATTTAGCAACAGCAAGTAAATTCTTTGAATCATCGTAAAGACCAATTGAGGTTAGATATGTAACTGGCTGAGTGGCAAAACAATTATACTTTAACTGATAATCTTCATAAATTTTCAAAGCAGTTGGATTGTTTGAATAATTTGCTTCCGTGTATGGCAATCTAACATAATAATAATTGGTTCCATAATGTTTTATTCTACGACTTTTCATGGATTGACCAGCTGCCGCTGCACCACTTATAGAAGTAAACAACTTAAATGCATTATCACCTGCAATATTACTTCCTGTTACAGTATTAAAAGATAAATATTCATTTAATTGTGTTGAGTTCAAAACAACCAATCCTTGAGCAGGATAAACTTTTCCATATGTTGTCAAGTTTGTATTTGTTATTATACTACCAGTTCCACTATTATGTATTCCATTGTCTAAACTTCCACTAACTAAATCGTATGATGCATAAGGATCCTCAACACAATATGTATCATTCACATATATTGAATTATCAACCAATGAAAGTATACGTGGATTTGATCCAGAAACTTTAACATTACTTCCTGTATGTACATCATTATTAAAATAACTTCCTGATAATTGTGCCAAATTTAATTCAAAATTACCAATATCTAATCTATCACCGAAATGATGTCTATTGAATTTAATAACATATACATCGTTTGGAATATCAATTATACCAGTATTAAATGATACAAATCCGGGAGAAGATTCATCTAATGCCATTAATCTATATTGAGTATAAATACCTTTAGTTAATGACTTATTATTATTTTCTGAATCAAATAAAGATCCTGAACCGTTGTTGTCACCATACCATACGGAGAAATACGGTTTAGATTTATCACAATCATTGCAACCGACTATCTCATAATAGTAATTTTTTAATGAAGCAGTTTGAAACGAACTTGTTGAATAACAATCAACATATTCTTGTGAATTGAATAAACCTTTTGTTTCAGTTTCAATGTGACCCTTTATCATATCATTTTCTGCAAATGAATGGTATATGTAAGTATCTCTATCTTCAAAATCAACACTCTTACATTTTGATATTTTTATAGTCTTATCTCTCATGTATGGAGAAACTCCAGGCGGTTCGGGCATATCAAACACTCTTTTATTTTTATCAGCTGCATGTGCATACATTTTAAAAATATCTTCACGTATACCACCCCTACAAATTGTATAAAAATTTGCAGTTGTTATTTCCCTACAACCACAATTCGGCACATCAGTTTGTATTGGATCATTCTCGACTACTATATCCAAACATTCACAATCTGGTAAAGAATTATTTAATGACTGACCTTCCCAATCTATTATAGTTTTTACAACAGTTTCAGTTGTTGTTCTATATTGCATAACAACTTCACCTGTTTTAGGATCAACAAGACATGGTTGTTGTCTTTGCCATTGTATTTCGTATTCCTCATTTATAGCATATTCTGTTCGTAATCCCTCATAACAATCTCTATACGGAACTGGCTCTAATTTGCGAACATCAAGTGTCATTCGTAATCCAATTGACATTTCTTGGTCTGTTGATGCTGGAAATCTTTCGTATTTTTTTTCATCTATGAGTTTTACGGAAATATTTTTTATTCCAGTTTTTGCAGTAAATGTAATGTCATTTTGTATTGCATAATTTACAGTTTC